CCTATCGATTTCAGCAGCTACTTGCTCAGAAAGTAAAGCTGTTAATTCAGCTTCAGCATCAATGTTATGGAATGCACTAACGTCTTGCGCTAGTTCAGGAGACCAAGTTGCTCTTAATTTCCTTTCGGTAACAGAAACAACAACTTCATCTAGTTCGAAAGAAACTTCTCCCATTTCAGTTGCGTATTCTAAGGTTGCATATTGCATCCAAGCTGCTGTTAGTCCAGTAACAGCACCACTACAAGCACCAATGTAACCATCAAATGTAGATGCGCTACAACTAACACACGTTGGGTGTGTAAGATCTGCTTCAATTAGTAGACAACCATCTGGATCGCAAATATTAGCACCGTAATCAACAATACCTCTTCCGTATTTTTGTGCTACTAACCTAAAAGGTATAGATGCACTAGCGGCGATAATTGTATTACCATCACAGTCATCGATTGCAGTTGCACCATTTGTAAGTGTTAATGAAGCTAAGAAAGTCTCAGTATCCATTTCATTACCGTCTGGCCCTGTTAATCTACCTGCATTTGTATCAGAAAATCCTGTAATACACATAGTAAGATTTCTAATTGATCCATCAGCAGCTGCTGGTTGATTAGCAAATGATGTATCAACAGTTACTCCACTAGCATTTAAGATTACTGGATTAATTCCACTTGTAACTGAAAGAGTAGCTAATCCTTTAGATGCGTCAAACAATCCATCATTATAGAAAATATCGTAAAGATTCTTTTCTTCAAATACTGTTAGTGTAGTTCCTGGACAAGCTGAAAATACACACTCTTGTCCTGGTAAAGCTGGCCCGTTTAAAGAGGCGTGATTCCTACCTGATGTTTTTGGCACAAAATAGAATAACTTACCAATCGGCATATTCATGGCTTGTACTGAAACGATGTCGTTAGCCAATAATTTGGAGAATACTCTCCTTACAATTGGAAAAACAACGGTTTCAAATGAACCTGACGAGTTTGAACTCGTAGATTCGTTTAAAAGAGCTGATGCTTGGTTTTCAAATAACTGAGCAACGTTCTCTTTTACGTGACCTTTTAAACCTTCAAGGAATCCTAATTTATTCCATTTACTGAGGGTTTTACCACGTATTTGTTTTAGGTGTTCTAGTCCGATATTTCCGACTTCACCTGAATTTAACAAATGTCCCATTTTTTTATTTATTTATTATTTTGTTATTATTATTATGATATCCTTTTCATTAAATCTTTAATTGCTTCGATTTGTGGATCTACATATGCTGTAGATTCATTTAAATCGGAAGCTGAGGACTTAACAGTTTTATTTACTCTATTCCCAACTGATTCAGTAATTGGAGTTTTACCATCCAATTCAGATTTAACTGATTTATAAATAGATTTTGAACCTTTAATACTATCGGCATCATCGAACCTCTTTAAGATGTTCATTTTTTCCTTCTTAGTAGTAGAGTGTTCAGTAAACAACCTATTTACATATGCTAAATTAGTGTTGAATAAAGCAACTTCATTAAGTTTATCTTTGAATACTTTAAGTGCTCCTTTATATTCTTTATTTTTAGATTTGAGCTCTTTGTATTCTTTCATTATTTTAGAATCAGCTACTTTGCTTACATTCTTAGGTGTTTTTCTCCTTTCAGAGATTGACCTGCGTGGTTTGCGAGATTCTGAACGTCTACCTACTCCATATGGGCTAGCTTGGTTTGACCCAGCTTTAGCACCACCTTTTCGTTGGTATCCTCCTTTTTGGTGTCGTTGAATTTTATCTTCTTCGATATATTCATCTTCTTCCGTAAAAGGACTTTCATAATCTTTGTAATGTCCTTCGACATCACCCGTTTTATGTCCATCACGCCTTTTGTATTCGCGTTTACCTGCACCCCACATTTCATCAAGATCACCATCTTCATCTTCAGACAAATTCTCTTCAGAGTCTTCATCTAATTCGATTTCATATATGGTTTCTTCTTCATGTGATCCACAATCTTCACACAACCCATCTTCACCTTCCTCCAATTCCTCGGATTCTTTAATGTAATACTCAGCACCTGTTTCATTATCTGTCAAGTGAATTCCATCTTCATCTTTGATTACTTCTACTTCGTCATCATCGCCCATAGCTTTGAAGACTTTAATTACCTCTTCATCAGGTGCACCAGTTAAATCAATTTCATCACCACCTAAATCCATAGGTAATTCTGCAACATCAATATCTAGTTCTCCTTCTTCATCAGGTAAATCAAGATCAAGATCTAATTCCGATTCTATATCACCTTCTTCATCTGCAATTTCTGCATCTAAATCAAGCGATACTTCATCATTTCCAATATCAATATCGTCAACATCTAAGTCAACATCTAAATCTACTGGCAATTCTTCCTCATTTTCATCGGACCCTTCTAATGCATCGATTTCTAATTCTTCATCTTCTTGTTCTTTCAAAGATGACTCCACGATGGTTTCAATTTCTTCCTTCATATGTGAAGCAAGTATTTCTTTCGTATTGGCTTTTAAGGCATCCTCTAAAGACTTAGCTTCTAACAAAGCCTCTTCGATGATAGATTTTCTTTTTGTAGCCATTTAATTCTGTTATTTTTTTTTAATATTATTAGAATAATTTATTTATGCACATAATGTGCCATTTTTTTATAAATATGTAGAAATTTAGAAAAGTATGATTTTTGTGGTATTTTAATCACATAAAAAATTATCTAAGGAATCAATAAGAAGATTCTTATCGGACGCGTCCTTAGATTCTGACATTTGTTCTTCTTTACTTGGCTCTCTATTATATATCCAAGAACCGGGAGTTGATGGTGATGTCACCACATCCCAACATATTAATTCAAAGTCATCTTGAACTATATTTTTACCATGCTCCTTCTCCAAAGAGCCAACACCCCTAGATGATACACCTATTTTTAATCCCTTTCTTAATAAGTTAGCAACTAGATCCCCCTCACAGGAAATAATTCCTTGGGTAACGAATCCTGGTGACATAATAATTTCTAATTTACCCATTAGAACATTACCTTCCCACCATAACTCTACAACATTATGTGAAATTCTACTTATGGAAACAATAGATGACTCAGGGTGATCAGCTTCACCCATAGCTCTTTTTTCATTAATTAATTTAAGATAGTTTTCAGCTTCTCTTTTTAAAATCTCTTCTGGGTATACCCTATCATTTTTATTCTCAACGCCATATTTCTGCATTACAGCATAAACAATCAGAGGCTCCTCAACAATAGTTTCGCCTCTGGTTAATTTATTTATCTCATTAATGAAATGCTTATTCTCTTTCGGTGAGATATATCCAGCATCGTATTCAATAAGAATACCTTTTTTATTTACTTCATTACTTTTTAATATTTCTAACATAGTGATATACTTTATTAATAAATATATCTATGTTATAAAAAACCTTTATTTTTTAGTTTTATAAAAAGTAAAATAATTTTGATTTTCTAAACAACTACCTATAACATTTTTTATTATACTAGTTGCAGTATTAATCATTTTTGGTTGATTAACTGGAATATTATTTTTTTGGTATAAGGTAATTTCGCATGACATAAAACTTCTCTTTATATTGCTTATACCTGAAGATCTCATATCTAAATCTACAATATATCTATTTTTATAAAAATCATCTATATCGATAACTGAATTTATATTATGTTTTATTTGTTTTCTTAATTTACTTATTACGCCATTATAATTTATATTATTAGTTATATTAATTGGCTCTCCCCACGCTGAAAGATTAATGTATATACTTTTAGGATTCTTATTATCAACAGTACCTAATTTTATTTTATAGTTTGAATCTATATCCAGCGATATTTCTTTTCCTCTTTTTTTCATTCATAATATTTTAATTTTTATGTTATTAATAGTAAAAATATACTAAATAAAACTATGATTGTCAATCATGAAAAAGACCCACCAAATTGGCGGGTCTTTAATCAAATTGGTTTATTTTGAAATATACCTATTTTTTATCTAACAATTTAACTAGTACGACAACTGCTAATAGACCTACAAATCCAGAGTTTCCTAAAGATTCAATTAAGGCGGTAACATTGCCAACTACATCCATTCCAAATACTGCTCCACCGAAGAGTACTTGTACTAAAATGCCTAGAGTTAAGAATGTAAATAATAATTCTGTTACTCCAGAGAAAAATGTTTTGGTAATACCAAATATCTTTTCCATAATTTTGTTTTTTAATTTTTGTTATTAGTTAAAATACTAAGTTTAAATGTAGACTTAGACCTAGATTTATCTCTTCGCTTAAAACATCCGAAAAGGTTAATCTTGGTTCTACGTTTACATGATCTTTCCATTTGTAGGTTTTGCCAAGACCCAAATCTAAAGATTCTGAACCGGTACCATAACCAGCGAATGCGAAATTGTTATCTTTGACATAATATCTCGCACCAACAGCAACATCATCAAAGTTTACCATACCTAAAGTAAGACCTACATTGTTAAAGAAAAAATAGGTAATATTAGGTGAGGAAACATTAATAGTATTTCCTATTGACGATATTGACAAAGTACTTAATTGGGCTGTTCCCTTTTCTTGGGAATAACCTGCAAAAGAACAAACAAATAGCGCAAACATTAAAATTAATTGTTTCATAATCACGTTTTTATTTAATTGTTATTAGTATCAATCAGTGGCCACTGATTGTTTAAGTTGGTAGACCTTATCTATGTTACCAACGTATTCATTTGGATTATAAGACATCCTCAATAGTTTATCTTTTACTTTGAGCATCTTATCTTTCAGATCCAAATCAGTATTTTCATTTAATTTATTATCTATTAAATCAATACATTCTATTTTAAGATTTTCATATACATCTTTTTTATTTTTTTCTGTACCGTTTAAAACTGATTTGATGATATCTTTTTCTCCTTCTGAGATATCTGAATATTTTAGATTGAATCTATTTATTGCCATCTTAGTTAATATGCTAGGTGGTAAGTTTACAGATTCATATTCCTCTACTTCCTCTACTTCTTCCTTTAACATTCTTTCTTTAATAAAATTAATTGAGTTTTGGATTTTATCTAGTGAAGAAGCCGTTTTTTTAGTTTCTACTAATGTGTTAATATGGTTATATAATTCTGAATTTTCTTTAACTAATTCTTTATCTTTTAATAAAGATAATAGTTTTTTATTACCCTTATTTAATTCTTTTATATTTAATCCCTTTAAAAGTGTAATATTTTCTTTAATATAGAATTCAGCATCAGATTTATTAGTAAAAATTTTACTACTTAAATTTTTATATATTAAAAATTGTGACTTTAATGATTCATTTTTTCTTAATTCTTTTAAATAACCATTAAATCGTTTTTTACCGCTATTATCCTTTTTAATAATAGATTCTGATAGTATCAAGTTAAATGTATCCTTTATATAACCAAAATTTTTCATACTTTTTTATTTATAAATATTAAGAATTTATAAAAAAGCCTATTTTTCTTCTTCTTGTATTAAACTATCTATCTCTTTGGACATCTGATCTATTTTATAATTTATTATTTTTGCGTCATCATCAACGTTAATTATATTTTGATCATTATCTATACTTTCAAGTAATCTTTTTAGATAAATGTTTTTATATTTTTTAGTTTTTTTCTTTAGATCATTTTTGGATTCTTCAGTAAGTATTTGACCATTTTTATTAACGGACTCTACCGGTGCTTCAGCGGCACCTACCTCAGCTCCTGCCTCAGCAGTTGCACCACCTTCTAATTCAGCCCCAAGTTCACCACCAGTTTCTTCACCACCACCAAAGTCTGCCCCAAAGCCTCCTCCGCCACCACCGAATGATTCACCACCAAATTCTTCACCACCAGTTTCTTCACCTTCGGCTGGAGCATCCGGGGTTGTTCCAAACTCACCATATAATGTATCTACCCTATCAAATATTCCTGTTTTCTTAATTATAGTGGAAGTTTGTTCCATTTCTGCCGCCGCCGCCTTTTCTAATCTTTGTTGTTCAAAATCAGTTCTAATTTCTTCTTCACTCATCCCCAATATTTCTCTTTTACCTCTAGTCATAGAATAAGCACCAAACCCATTACCCGCATCTGATACTGCATCTTTATATAATGTTACTTTCATTTGTGTTTGTTCAGTTTGTAACATATCTGCTTGTGTAGATGGGTTATTAAGTGACAATGTAAAGTTCTCTAACTCATCCTCTAAACCTAATACATATAAATGAATAATAGCTACCTTATTTAATTCTTGGATCATAGCTTGTTGTATTCTATTTATTGTCCTAGAAAATCTAATATCTTGTAATGCTAAATTTTTACCTTCACCAGTTACTTCTTCAAAATTTAAAAATGCTTTAGGTATTCTAAGTGCTGTAAATAACTTCTTTTGTAGATATTGTATATCAGCAATTTCAGATAGGTTGGTAGCACCTGGAAGAGTATCTATAGGGCTAGGTGCGTTAGGATCTCTAACAGGTATAAAATAATCTTGGTCTTGAGCCATTTGATTATATCTAGTATCTATCTGACCAGTTTTCTGATCAATAACGGGACTTTTCTTAAAGTTATTTGCAATCTTTTGTATATATGATGGTACATCTGCCTCATCAATATTACCAACAAATATCTTAAATATTCTTCTTTCTGGTGCCCTTGTTACTCTATAAATTAACATAGCATCTTCTGAAAGTAATAATTGTTTCCATATTCTTCTAGCTTTTTCTAACATAGAAGTACCATATGGTAATCGTCTATCATCACCTAATAATCTAAAATGTGCTATTTGCCAAGCATTAAATTCTATATCCCTATCTCCCCATATAAATTTAACTGGATTAAATTTATCTTCAGATTCCATACTTGAATTTTCCCCAAAACCATCATTTTCCTTCCTAATAATTTCTATATTAGGTAATTGTTTTACATTTGTAATACCATCTTCACTATCCACATTAAGATATAAAAAATCATCACCATACTTGCAAGTATTTCTAGTCCACATAGGTAGATTAGTGTGAATATCTAACCTATTAAAAAATAAATCTTGTAGAATTCTTTTGACTCTCTTACTTTCAGAAAATATATTTAAAATTCTTCCTTCCCCATTTTGGGTAGTAGATTCTTCCATCATAATATCTAATGCCGCAGCAATTTCAGGGAAAAATTCCATACCTTCAAAATCCGCATATGAAGCTAAACGAGTAGTTTCATAATATATTGAATGTTGATAAATTTCATTATCAACCTTGGTCCACATATCAGAAAGATATTTATTTTGTTGCAGTTGCAACTTTTTATAATCATATTCTTCCTTAGATTGTGTTTTAAGTAATTCTTCATTACCCAAAGAGTATCTAGATTTAGTTTGTCTCTGACCTATATCAGGACCAAATAAATCACTTAGTTGTTGAAATACTGTTTTCTTTGCCATTTTATTTTATATATTGTTTTACTATTATAATAAATATCTAGTAAAACTAAATATTATTTAATTCCAAATAACCAATTAAATTCTCCTTCATCATTATTACCATTAGTTGAATCTTTTGGGTGGTATGTTGGGGTATTGGTATAAAAAGGATTAACATGAGGTTTATCAATTTTATCGGTTTCACCATTACTCGACACAGTAACCCAACTATCTAACATTGCTTTTGTTTGTTTTTCTATAGCTTCTAATTTTTTAAACGTTGTTTGCACAATAAATATTGGCATTGCCAATGCCATAATTATATCATCATGATATCCATCCATATGATCTGGCCTACCACCTTTATATACAAAAGTTTTTAATTCTGAAATTAATCTTACTGATCTTATTATTGTTTTATTTTCTCTTACGTGCTCTTCTAAATCACTAACCATTTGTAATCTAGTATTACCTACATTATATCCCGGAACCTTATCACCTTGTTTATATACAGTTTTTGCGTATTTTTCACTTAAACTTCTACTTTTAGGGTCATCATAATGAAGATATTTATAACCCATTTCTAAAAGTTTCATTACTGTAGAAACACCCATACCACCAGTTATATCTACTATAGTATAAGCTTGATATAAATTACCATACTTATAAACTATTTCTGCTAATAAATCAGGTGGTAATTTATATTGAAATTCTGCCACCTGTTCTAAACCATCAAAATCTAATATTACTATAGTGGAACTATCCTTCCCATCACCCCTAGACACATCAACCCCCATAATATATTTATGACCTTCTTCTGGCTCTTTCCATATCCACATAGATTTTTCCATCTCTGCCATATATTTTGGGTCTTGAACATAATTCTCGTTTTGGTATTCAATATACTCATCATCTATAACGTTACCACCAGAACTAACAAATGATACATCTAATTCTTGGGCTATTTGTTTTTTATCTCCATTCATGTCCCTACACATTTCTTCGTACCAAGGTGAAGATGCTTTCCACCCATCCTTAACCATTATATTATAATCCTCTATAAATTCTTGATCGGTTTCATAAGTTTTACCACTATATTCCCATCTTAACTTTTCTCTACCAATACTTTCACAAACAATTTCTTCTGATTCACCTCGCACCCAACTTAAATTTCTATTATATCTTATATCTTCATGCCATCGCATTTCAACAATTTTAAAATTGTTATCTCCTTTCTTTGCCCCATCATATGTTCTATAATATAATGCATCTTGACCATTAGGTGTGGATATTAATGTTACTTTTCCACCTGTACCCAAAGAGGTTAATGCGGCACCAAATACTTCAGCACCATTATCAATAAACGCAGCTTCATCCATAATTAGGAATGTAGGGGTATATCCCCTCAGTGCATCTTTTGACGTTGCTAATGCTTTTACTTCACATTGATTTCCCTTTGTCTTTATATGTCCTTTTGCTTCTATATCTAAATAAGATTCACCCTCCTCAATTCCCCACACCCAAGGGGGTATTTGATCGGTAAAATCTTTAATTTTTTTAAGAAATTCTTGTGCTAATGTTTGTTTATTGGCTAATACCAGTACTTTCCAAGGATTATTAGGATCACCAAACGCAATCTTAACTGCAATATATGCGGCAGTAGTGGTAGAAACACCAGCTTGCCGTGGTTTAGTAACAATATTTCTATTGTATTTTTCATATGAATTAATTATTTTTTTTTGTTTATAAAATAGTTTAAATGGTACAAATCCCTTTTGTGTTAAATCATAAGTTTTTAAAAATGTTTCAATGGCAAATATTGGATCACCTAAGCTACGTGCATATATTTTTATTTTTTCTACCCTATCCATATAAGAAGTTTACTAATAAATATAAAAATGTGAATAAAACTATTAAAATGCAACTAATTTGTCGTTTTCCCAAGATTCATAATTGGGCCCTAATTGATAGGTAATCTGTCTACCATTTCTAACTGGTGTAATAAGTCCTGCATTCTTCGCTGCACCCCAAAAAACAGTATGTTGTCCAGGTCCTCTTCCCCTAGAATTAATATAATCTAAAAACCCTTCTTTAGTTTTGGGTTCAACATCCTTTAGATAAGTAACCAATGATCTCATCATCCCATCTTTCTTTGCAAATGTCATACCTTTATATTTATTGAATAGGGTTATACCATGTTTATCTGCAAATTGTTTAACCAAAGGATACATCTCCCCATAATCTATCTTTCTCCTATTAACCATAATAGAAGCTCTTTTAAGTGCATCTCTAGGACTAAAATTATCAAAAAGATATTGTAGGGTATCATAAATTAACCCATCTCTCATTTCTCTCACCATCTTTCTATTGGTATCCATTGATGATGAATAAGTATAAGGTATCGTTTCTATAACCCCATCTAATTGTAAAAATTTAGAATAGGGATTGGTATTATTGTTAAAAATTTCTTTTGCCGCACCCAATCCAACCGCAGCAAAATAGTTTCCATATTTTTCTTTTAAGTCTCGAGAAATATAATAATTATCTCTTATTTCTTTTAACAGTTTGTCTTTAACTAAATTCATTAATACTGGACTACCAATAATTTCTTCTTCAGTATATGCGTATAAGGTAGTTAGATCATGCATAGTTCTTGCGAGATCCGCACCTGCTAATTCTTGTTTTAATTTATCGGCAAGTACTTCATGTCTGGTTTGTTCCTTTACCATTCTCCTATATTGCGATTCTGTTAATAATATTTTCATATTATATAAATATATTATATATTCTCAATTATGTTATAATTAAAATTTTTTGCAACTGCACTATGATCTGGATAAAAATAATCTAGATCACCCATATTTAATTGATCACCATCATGTTCTAATACATCTGAAATTACAGAAATAAAATAACTGTGGTCATCGGTAGGAAAAGTAGTATTAATATCCATATATTTTTCTACTATATCATCATATATATTTGACACATCTACCACTACTAACCACCTTTTTTTATCGCCTATTTGCTCCTCTACAAATTTTGGTTCACTATTAAAAAATTCAGAAATTTCTGATTTCCCCCTATTAAATAACTCATCTTCAGTTGCGGACTCATATGCCCAATGATAACTGTTATTAAGTTCACTTACCACATCAACAAATAAATCAGTTGAATTAATTAATTTAAATAAAAGATCTGATTTATTACCATTTTTAATAAACTTAATTAACTTATTATTTATAATTAAACTTTTTGTTTTTTTATCTAATAAGTGATCAAATTCATCTGGTACTTCACCATATGGTATCATATTTTGTTTATAATTTTTAATTAAAACATCAAGTAAATAATTAATATTTTTCTCATCTATATCTTCCCATATTTCATGTAAATCATAATCATAATACCCCCAAAAATCTACATGATCTTCCCCAAATACTCTTTCCGCCATATCCTTATTATTAAATAATGGTGCAAACTCCTCCCAACTACTTAATTTTAAATATTTTTTATCTTTTTTATCAATAATATCATCATAAGAATGATAATGTGGTCCCACATAAAATTTATCCCACCACCCAGTATCTTGTAAAAATGAAGCTGGACTATAATCCATATAAATCCATGTACCTAGAGATTCAATATCAATTGGATCTTTATCATTACGAACAAGCCACTCAAAAAATAAAAAATAAGTATCTGAATAATCAAATCCAAATACCTCTCTCATATCCTCTATATCTGGAATATCATCTATATTATTAGTTATATCACCACCATGACTATTTGAATCTAAAAATTTAAATACTGCCTCTCTAATTTTTGGATTTTGTTTAATGCTCTCTGCAATTATATTTTTAAATGATAGACTCATACCATGGGAAACATATTTTCCAATACGCGAGGTAATAGTTGTTTCATTACATCAATAACTTCATACGAATCATGCCCAATTTTATTTTTACCTTTAGAATATTTTTCTTGTAAATATACTATAAAATCAGCAAATTCTTTTTCAAGTTTGTCATACTTATTATCACCATGTTGACCATATAAAACATCATCCCAATTAAAATCCTCCACAAGATTATTTTTTATTGATGCTTCTTCTATTATTTTAATTAATTGTGATTCAGTTAATTTTATTTTCATTATATTATTTATTAATAAATAGTTTATGTACATAAAAAAATCCTACATAAGCAGGATTCTATTATTAATATTATATTTTTCTTATTTATAAAAATTTATGTAATTTTGCGACTAAATCAAAATCCCCCGCGTCCAAAGCGTCATCTATTAATTTTTGAATTTCTCTTTTTGACATTTCTGAATAATTTGGACTTCCTTGGGGTTCTGGGATTGATGGTGTAATTTCTCTACCTGAATCTTCTGGTGGGTTATTAATACCAGCATCATCTAATAGATCATCAAGACCATCATCAAAGTTAGTTTCATCACCAGTTATAATATCTTCTAAACTATCATCTTCATTTTTTTCATGTAATTCTTTTAACTGAGAAATAACTTCTTTACATTTTCCACTACTTGAAAGAATTTCTTTCATAAATTTATGAAATTCTTTTGCGGGTAATTTAGTAAGTTCATGAAATAACCATTGTTTAATACTATAATCTTTAGGATCAATACATTCCAAAAATTTTTCCCACATACCAGGACCTAATCTCATTCCCCATATTTCATTTGCGTGTGTATCTGCTCTTTGTATTACGTGCATTTGTTCTTCTATATCTAAATGACCTTCTCCCCAATTAGATGCTGCCAATTCCATAGTACCTTTTATTAATTCATGTACTAATAAAGGAAATATCCACGCTTTTGCTTCAACTCTAGGTTCCAATTCTTCTTCTTCATTTTCCTCATCATTTTCTTTTTCATTTTCTTCTTCATTTTCCTCATCATCATCATCTGCCTTTACCCACTTAATCCTTTCCGTTCCACCAATGGCACCACCTGTTAATGCACTATCTGGTATCACCCAATATTGAAAATCAGCTAGTGACATTAATTTACCATATAATATCATTAATCTTGGATTTAATTGATCTAATTCATCTGCCACCATATGAAAAATATAATGTCCTTTTTTAGATGCTCCTTGCATTAAAGCATTTATTATATTTCTTTTATCCACCTCAATCTCCAGATCATCCATTCTTTCCGCACTTTTAGGTTGGAACTCTTCTTCGTCATCATCGTCATCTTCATCTTCATCGTCAGTATCTAGTGGTGATCCTGGAGGTAATAATTCCGCATCTAACATATCATCAGGTATATCAAACTCCTCACTTACTATATCAATTGCTAATTGTTCTAAAGCATCTTTATGTTGTGTTTCTATCTGACTAACTTCCCCCATTATTCTCATCATTTCCTGTAACATTTGTGGGTTGATATTTTCTATACCATGATACCTTTTAACTTTAGTAATAATATCTTTAAATCTTGCGCTAGCTAATTTTTCAGAATAATGATGTTCAGATCCAGTTAATGGTAAAGATTTACTACCACCAAAAGTATGTTCTCCACTTCTTAATCTACCTTCAATATCACCACTCATTCTTTCTGGGTGATCAGGATCATACTCAATTGATTCATTAAGTGTTTGTATTCTTTTTTGTTCTTTCTTTAAAAAGTAATATTCCTTAATTATCTTTTTTGTAATACCTTTAATTTTATTCTTCATTTTTGACATAATTACTTTTTATTATAAATATATAGTTAATTAATAATGTTAATATTTTAATTTATACATGTTGTATACCAACCCAAAATGACCATGATTCTTTAGCCATCTTTTCAAATACACGTTGCACATTCCTTGTTTCATGATTTCCATCAGTATCATCTATTCTTTTTAATGCGGCTCGGATTAATATATCTCTAATTTTTTGCTTATTATCTAATAAATAGTTCATTAATTTTAATTTTTTTTCTAAATATTGGCTATCAGTTCCAATTCCCTCCTCATCATACTCATCATATTGATCCTCTTCTTGTTCAATTTGCCCCTCAATAGATTCTGGATCGTTACTTTCTCCATATAAAAATCTATGTAAGTCATCCCTTGTCCAATTAAGGATTGCTGCCGCACCATACATATTAATAATACCACTCTGTCGTATGGTTTCAAGATATTTCATTATATCCCTACGATCTTGACCTGTCATTTCTCTTAAATAAGGAAAATCATATCGATCTCTATCTTGTTCTTTAACTATTTTACTTTTTTTTTTAACTGAAGAGTGTTTAATATATTCTAGTAGATCACTTTTTTTCATTTTTGGGTTTATGATTTCTTCTTGTTTAAGAGAATGATCTACATCTGTACACATTTCTTTTGCTTCTTTTTTAGATAACCCTTTTTTTCTTTTTTTTGTGGATAAATTAGCTTGCCAACATGCCCATTTGCGCTGTTTTTCACTATATACCTCTTTAAGTATATCCTTTTTTTTCATTGTATTACTTATTTGCGTGGAATACCCCTAATATTTTTTTTAACCCTATATTTTTCTAAGATTTTCATAGCTTCATTAGTTACCTGAGCTTTACTACCCCCAACGTCTAACTTTTTTGAGTCCATACCACTATCAAGCTTATCATTTAAAGATTTAATATCTTTTTCATCTGTTAAATCATAATTAGTTATATTCTGAGTTTCCTCTTCAGAAACAACTTCACTCTCTTCCTCAAATTCCCAGTCACCCCCCAAAGATGATTGTTGTGGTAACCATTTATAGATATCATTACCATAAATATCATATAATTGCTTAATAACTGATTCTGGATTCTTTCTCATATATCTTAATACTGAAGATGGAACTTCTCCACCATATTTACCAAACATACCTTCTATACCCTTTTCTCTTGGTGTTTGACGATAATCGGGGTTACGTGGACTAGTATCACCCATTTCCCATTGTTCCATAACATTTTCCATAAGACTTCTTCTAACAGCCCTTTTAATTTCTTTTCCAAATACTTTAACTTTCTTTTTCATAATTTTATACGTTTAATAATTCTTTATTGTAATTCAATACCAAATCCTTTTCATAAAGTTTGGATTCTACTGACTTTTTATTTTCACCAAAACTAAAAAATAATCTACTTTCGGGGTATTCATCATATCCATCTAGATTTTCCCATGCCATAGCAATAATTCCATCTATTGCATCCCACATTGCAAATGAATCTGATTCTTGGATAATATCTAATTTAACATTAGTTACTAATGTTCCAGTTTCTTTTATAAATTTTTTATCTGGTGCCTCTGGATTACCAGAAGAGGGATATGATTCCCATCCTTCACCATCTATTTTTTCAACCGTATCTGAAAAAAGAAACTCATATAATAAGTTACCCTTCCAATTTTGTCCTATTTTATTTATATATACTAATTTCATTATCTATATATTCCACTTCTTCTTGTAGATGCTCTTCTTCTATCTAATGCTTTAGGTCTTGGGTTAACCCTCGGTTTAGGTATTTTTTTCCATCTTGGTTTACCTGGTACGGTACCTGGTTTAGTAGGTGGATAATGTGGAGATGGTGTTACATCTGGTTCTGCGGTTTCAGTACCACCACCCATTATAGAATCAAAATCAAGTTCAATAAAATCATCATTCATTCCATCACCATCTATATCAGAATCTTCTAGATTGGGGATACCATCAGAATCTCTATCACCTTTTCTACCAAAAATACGTTCTGGCCAATCATACATTTTATTACCATTACCAAAATCTAAACTTCCATCATCATCATTATCTAAATCTAATCTATTTGGGATTTGATCTCCATCTCTATCTAAATCACCTGTTGGGTATAAAACGTCTTGGTCTAATACTTCAGTATCTATATCATCTATATCTTCTACCATATATTCATTTCTATCATATTCACCACCAATTCTTTTGGATGCATCCATTGGGTGGTGTTCATTCATGCAAGAAGAACAACCTTCACCTAAACATTCTTCACATATTGCTCGATTTTCCTTTAAAACCTTTTTTAATGAATTCTTAACGTTTTTATTTAAAAATGTTTCCATTAATTGTTTTTTAGAAAATGTTTTAGATTCATTTTTTTCTTCACTAAATTTAGTTCCTTTTTCTTTTCTATCTTCTTTATCCTCATCATATTCTTCATCTTTACCTAATGCCTTTTCATGACTTTTAGTATCTTTGGTTTGTTTTTTCTTTTTTAATTTTTTAAGTTCTTTTTCATCAGCACCTTCATCTTCTCCATAATTATAGGTTTCTTCTCCTTCAGAATCTTCAGTTATTTCTTCTTCCGCCAATTCTTCAGTTGGTTCACTTTCTGGAAATTCTTCAGCATCCAAATCAACATCAACTTCCTCACCACCAAACTCATCTGATCCTTCACCATCTTCCTCATCTTCTCCTTCAATCTTAGCAATAATATCTTCAACATCCTCATCATCCATTACTTCAAAATCAATTGCTGAAATAACAGAGTTTATAACATACTTGTCCAACTCAGCATCAGGTTCATCCATATCTCTCATTAATTGGGCTACCTTACCAGTAAGTTTTTGTATTTTTTTGGTTGTTTCATCACCCTCTTCATCTTCAAAATCTTCTTCTTCACCTCCAAAATCTTCTTCTCCACCTTCATCATCTATTGCAAATTCATCCACTTCAACCTCATCTTCTACTGGTGATTCAACAGGGGGAGGTGCTGGTGTATCTACCTTTATAACTTTCTTTTGTTCTTCCATTTCCTCATCATCATCCATAATTAATTGTTCTTCACCTCCATTTTTAGATTCCCATTCTTCATGTGTTTCATCTGGATGTTCTGTTTCACAATCATGATCTTCATCTTCTTCTTCCATAACAAATCCCATTCCTGCAACACCGCTAGCATTTGCTGTTGGTATTCCATCAGATTCAAATATACTATTATTTGATTTAACCCCAAAAGATTCATTTAACATATCAAATTTCATATTAAGTTGTTTAATTGCTTCTGCATATGTCCCATATCTTTCATCATATTTATTTTGCAAACCACCAACGTAATTAAAATCTTCTGCTAAAAAATTACCAGAAGTTTTATCAGTAGTTTTAATAAAATAATCATGATTTTCTCTTATAATACCATAGACGATATCATTAGGACCTTTTTTAATTAACTCTAATTCTGAAAAAGATTTACTTTCAGTTAAAGTATTCATTCTACCCATTAGATCTTTTATTCTATTTACTTTATCTTGACCTTTTAGAGTTTTTGGATTTGTTAATTTTCCCATTTTATTTATTTTTTTATAATTTTATTTTATCCATTTGTTGGTAAACCTGTTTTTATATTTACAAATTGCCATACTTCATTATGTGAATCGCCAGATATTAATCCAGTTTGTACTTTTGTTTGTGGTGCGATTGGATTTCCCAATAGTAGAAAATCTGTGGATAATGTTGTAGTACTTTCATCTACAACGATATCCAATGTTTCACCTATAGAATCTGCGGTCGCAATTACATTCGTACCATTTATATTAAATGTTCCAGCTGCGTTAAAATATACCGCACTATACACAAAATTTTCAAAATCTGTGGTACCACTAGTATGTATGACCGAATATGTTCCCGTTAAATATGTTCCCATTCTTTTATTTTATTAATAAATATTGCATTTTTAATAAAAAAACATAAAATACTTATATATTAATACTTTAAAAGTTTTATAGATTCATCCAGGGTTAATGAATTGTCATACGCCATAGTTTCCATGTGTGTTAATTTCTCTAAAAACCCACCTCTCCTAAGAACTTTAAACGCAATATTTTCAAAAGAATATTCTCCAGCTCTATCTAATCCAGCTTGACGTAATTTTTTTAATTTTTCTTTAAGTGTTTTTATACTTCTAATTACTTTATCATATTCTTCATTAACATACATACCATGAATATGTTTAATTGCATCTATAATATTATTAGCTTTTTCACTTACTTTTTTAGAATCTATTTTTTTATCTCCTTTTTCTGGCTTAACAACCCATCCCCCCCACATTACAGAATAAACACCACTAGAAACATGTGACTCATTAGTATCTTGTAAATATAATTCTACATCATAACCCTTTATGGTTATATCGTGTTTTTCATTCCATAAATTCTTTTTTGAATTAAAATATTCTCTAACCAACCCCACATTATCATCAACATCTTTAAATTTTAACAATATATGTACATCAACATCTGAAAATTTTGACCAATTATAATTTGCTAAACTACCAGTTAAAATAACATCATCAATATCTACCCAACCTATATCTAAAGTTTCAAAAAAATCATCAGCAATCATTAATAATCTAGACCTAATTTCATCATACATATGTTTACTCTTATCAAAAATTTTGGGGTTTAGTGTGTTCTTAGCCTTAAAAGAAGAAAGATCAATATTTTCTTTTGCTATTATATCACTTACCTCTTGTTCTTTTAATCTATTAATTTGCATAAGTATTTTTATAATAAATATTCACATTAATTATTAAATTAAAATTATAGTGAAAATTAATTATTTAGTGGTGCTTTAATTGTTGGATGTGGTTCGTAGTTTTTAATCTCAAATTGTTCAATTTCTAAATTTTCAAAAATTCCATCTACCTCATTTAAATATTCTGTGTATTTTAGTGTAGGTAATTTCATAGGTTCTCTAGTATGTAGATTAGGTCTAATATTGTACTTAGCTAGAGATTCCATTATTTCACTATTAGTACGTTTACGTTTATTTAAGTTGAAGAATTCAATTGATTCCTCACTTAATACTCCTTCGGGTATTAAAGCAACCCTCTCTTCAAGTGTATATTTCCTACCAATCTGTTCCTTAGCTTGTTCAATATGATTCTTATATAAATGAACATCACCTAAATTACCAATCAATTCATCAGGAACCATATTAACTTCTTTGGCGATGATTTCTAATAATAAACCATAAGATGCTATATTGAATGGTAAACCTAAAAATGTATCTACTGAACGTTGATTCCACATTAGAGTGATTGCTCTGGTTGGTATGTTTTTAGAATCACAAAGTTGTCTTTGGTCTTCAGTCATCCATTTTAATTTATCTCTATCTGGGTTATCTGGATTGTACCAAGTTGGGCCATCATTTGTTCCAAATCTTATATGATGTCTTTGTGAACATATCCATAAACGTTCTCCATCACTCAACTCTCTTGTATAAACTTGAAACCCATAATGACAAGGTGGGAGTGTCATTTGGTCTAAATCTGATGGGTTCCATGCTGATACAA